GAAAAACCAACGATCGCGGACACGATCTTCGCTACTGGCACACAGGCTTTGCGAGACAACACCTCGTCAAATCAGACGACCCTGACAAAGTCCGACTCGTTTTTGGCGCACCCTCCACCCTTCTGATGGCCGAACTCATGTTCATCTGGCCCATTCAAGCGAGTCTACTCGACCGCGGAAATGAGTCCCCGATGTTATGGGGCTTCGAAACCACCACAGGCGGCTGGTCCCGCTTATATTCTTGGGCATCCCAAGCCCTTCCCCGTTACGAAACAGTCGTCACCCTCGACTGGAAACGTTTTGATAAAGATGCACGCCACACAGTCATTAAAGACATTCATTCTCACATTATGAGACCAATGTTCGACTTTACCCACGGCTACCATCCCACTCATGACTACCCAGACACGCAGGAAACAGACCCCGAACGACTCGAAAATCTATGGAATTGGATGACGGACGCAATCCTCACCACCCCACTGATGCTCCCAAACGGTGATCTACTTCGATTCATGCACTCCGGAATCTACTCAGGATACTTTCAAACTCAGATCCTTGATTCTATTTACAATTGTGTAATGATATTTACCATTCTCTCAAAGATGGGATTCGACTTAGACAAAGTTGCAATCAAAGTTCAAGGCGATGACTCTCTCTTTCTCCTTCTCTATATGTTTGCTACCCTAGTTTTCACATTTCTCAAGTTCTTCCAGCACTACGCTACACTCTACTTTGGATCAGAAGTGTCAATCGACAAATCTGAACTCAGACCTTCTCTCGAAGGCGCTGAAGTCCTAAAGTATCGCAACCACGGCACCATGCCTGTTCGCGACGAGTTACAGCTACTAGCCATGCTCCGACACCCCGAACGCACGTCCTCTCTCCCCTCATTGATGGCACGCACAATCGGAATAGCATACGCTAACTGCGGAAACTTCACCCGTGTATACCAAATTTGCGAGGATATCTATAAGTACCTCGAGACTGGCGGATTCTCCCCAGACGCACTTGGTTTACCAGGCGCACTTAGATTCAGACAGAACTACGTCCCAGGATACGATGTCATCGACATCAAACATTTTCCTACGTACTTCGAAACTGTCAAGAATCTTCAGAATCCAACTCGCTATCTCCTCTCCGAGAAGCACTGGCCTCAAAAGCACTTTATCGGCATCCCCGGAAAGTCTTAAGTTTAAGACGTTTTTTGTTTAGTTTAATAGACTGAATATTCACTCTTATTTTCTTACACCCCAAAAAAAAGAATAAAATA